GGAAATTCTGTTATTACAGGTGCCCCTAATTATTTAGAAAAATCTTTGCATAAAATTACCATTAGAACTGTTTGCCTGATTCAATCCAAGAGACGTTACAGCTTTGATATAGTCATTATCGCTCACAACTCCCTGTTTATTCATCAAATCAAGCCATGCTTTGAATTGTGCTTTATTTGCAGTATTATTATATTGGTTGATAACATCTTGATAACCCAACTGAGTTCTCCCACTTCTTGCTTCTTGTGCAGTTGAATTGTCAGAATCTATAATTAAATCCCCTCCAGTATTCCCACCACCGCTGTAAGTACTTCTGGAAGAACGACTGCTTCCGGAAGAACGGCTACTAGATTTCATTGCCTGCTGAGCCAACTGCTGTAATTCATAATTTTGCAGCTGTTTTAAATAGTCCACATTATAACCCATACTTTCCAGCTTGTTATAATCGCCCAATTCCAGCGCAAGGTCAATTTCATACTGACGCCGCTTCCATTCATCCTGATCCATCTGGTAACTCAGTTCATTTTCGTACTGCTGACGGCTCTGTTCAAACTCTTTCAGCCATGTGTCTTTCTGCCACTGCCACTGTTCCTGCTGCTGCTGCATTTGCTGTTGCTGTAAATAAGCATTATAGGCGTCTTTCTGTGCCTGTGCGTAGATATTCGCCTTATCACTGTTCGCCTGGCTCTGTGCCAGAATATTCTGATAATCAAGCTCCTGCAGCATATTCTGTCTTGCAAGCTCATTGGCATTGATGTTGTTCTGATAGGATGTATCCAGCCCAAGCTGTGCACTTTCACTTCCGCCGCCACTGATGCCATATGCCGCCAGTCTTTGAGGCATAGCCGCCTCTGCCTGTCTTTTTGCCACATAAGCCTGTGCAGCAATGTCATCATAATAACTGTTGTTTTCCCCTTTCTGCAGTTCCAGCTGTGCCTGTAATGCCTTCAGCTGTGCATCTACCGCCCCAGCCTGCATATCTGCCGCGTTCATAAACCAATCCCCCCAAGCGCCGCCATCTCCGTATTCTGCCTCTGTTTTCGGGTCCTTGTCGTATAACAGTTCCTCATAAGGATTGTTATTGACAAACATATCGTAATTTTCCGGCACATCGTACAATTTGTAATACCCTGTTGCTGTTTCGTATGGATCACCTTGCAGCACAGGTCGTCCTGTATAATACCAACTGCCGCCGGGCTCAAACTGCCGTACAGCAATACCCAATGTATTCAGCTGATCTGCATAAGCTTGATTTTCCGCCGCCAGCTGTTGTCTTGTAGCCTTGTCTGCCGCTGCATAAGCCGCGCTGTTTTGCCGCATTGCGTTGATAATGTCATACGCCCTGTTGTTCAAGTCAGCTCTGGAACCTTTTCCCAGACTATCCAAAGACCATCCCTGTGTATAGTCACGGTAATACGGGGTATATGGTGAACGGCTTGCACTGTCGTCATCATTTTTATAAATGTCGTTTGTGTAGCCGCCCTTGTTTGTTCCGGCGTTGTTCATCCAGTCGAGCTTGTTTTGACGTTCCTGTTTCAGCTGCGCCCGCTTTGCCGGGTCTGTTTCCTTCGCGATTTCCGCCGCATAGTCCCTGTTCGGGTCAAAATTCCGAAATGTGTACGCCGCTGGATTGATAGCAGATTCACTTCTGGTATTGTCCACAGTCGCTTTGTTGAATCCACTGTATGTGTCGTCAGTTTCTTTCATGCTTTTTTCCAAGCCTGCATTGTTCAGCTTGACCTGTGCCGCGTTTTTGTAAGCAACGCTTGTTGCATAGTCAGCCTGTCTTTTTGCCTCCGCAGCAATAGCCGCATAATCCGGACTAGGAGAACTACTCCATCCACCGCGACTGCCACCGCTGCTCCCTTTACTGCTGCTTCCACTGCTTCCTTTTTCTGAAATCGTTGCATATTTGTGCCCAGAACTAGCTGTGCTTTCATTTTCTTTTCTAGGTCTATGAATTACCCCAGGATGCACATTGCTCATTCAAAACATTCCTCCTTTCAAAGAAAAAAGCCACTCCTGCGGATTTCTCCGCCGAAGTGGCTCTCATGCACTTTACTTTATTTCTTTTTCGTGAAAATCGGGGTACTTCCCTTGAAGGAAACGTCATATCCGAACATTTCCCCAACATCCCTTGCAGAAAGGTAGTTTCTTCCCTCCCACAAGATCAAGTCCACATCCTCTGTCCGGTTTTCAATGATGACCGGACCATGGACTACCGGACTTTTTTCTTCCTGATACACTTTGCCAACAAAGGCACAAATGCCCTTGAAAATGCTGGTAGCGCATTTCTTCCGGTAGGCGTCGCTTTTGAGTAGCTTTGCCTCTGCGGCGTTTGTCATAAAGCCACACTCACAGAGCACAGCCGGCATGGTCGTTTTCCGCAGCACGTACAGAGTAGGATTTTCCTTCACCCCTCTATCGCGAAGCCCAGTTGCCTGTATCAGCTCATGCTGGATGCATCTTGCCAGACCTGTTGTTTTGGCGTCGTTCAGCGCATACACAAAGGACTCCACGCCGTTGGCATCATTCCAACCATTGCCAAAAGCATTGGCATGGACGCTGACGAAATAGTCAGCATGTGCGTCATTGGCTCTCTGCACGCGTGTAGCAAGACTTGTATCTGTGTCCTCTGGTGCTGTCAGCACCACAGAAAAACCATTGCGGATCAGCTCATCATGGAGATAAGCAACCACCGCCCGGTTAAATTCATTCTCCCGCATCACGGAACCGTCAGAAAAGGCAGGGGTTCTTTTCCCTGCCGTTTCCATACCGTGACCGTCATCAATGGCAATTTTCATACAATCACCTTCATTCTGTTTCTACACCGGGGATGGAAATTTCCATTTCATCCCCACAGTCCACAAAGTAAGGCTTTCCGTAAGCCACAGCGCAGGCATGCTCGATCTTGCATCCTCTGGTCTCGTCCCATCCTTTGGCAAAGCAGACAATGTCCGCTTCTGCCATCATTGTCAAAGAGCGTCCCAGACACCAAAGCGCCATGTCTGCATTTTTCGGAGGATTTTCGACAATATAACTGTCAATGAGTTCCACATCCTCCTGCAGTACCTCTTTTGCGAATTTCAGCGCATCTTCTCTTTCCTGTTTGATTTCTTCTTCTGTTTTGCCCTTCATAGGCTGAGAAATAAACAATTTGCTCATTTTTCTTCACCCTTTCCATCTGTCAAACCTTTTGTTGTCGGCTCCACGAAAACACCCAGCACCGCCAGAGCCGCTGTCCCCAGCAGGAAAGGATTTTTCAGCACATCCAGCACAGCGCCGGAAAGGGCATCCCAGCTAGTGAACATGGACGGTTCCATACCCGTAGCTGTCAGGATGACACCACCGATACCAACCCAAAACCAAGGATTTTTGAATCTTTCTTTATTCATTACAATCACTCCTCTGCCTTGTCGCCGATTGCTTCAAACTCTGCATTTTCTTCAATCCAGCTTTTTTTCTTAGTAACGCCGTCAGCTTCGTACAGTGTCACATTGTCCTTACACTTCATGCCATCAGCTGTACGATAGATACATCTGGTGCGCAGTTCAACGCCGTTTTCAACGTCTGTTTTTGTGCTGCCGATCTGTTCATAGCTGGCAGGATTTGTATTAGACAGAAAACCAAAATCTCTCACAGGCGCAATAGCACGGGAGCCGTCACACACCCATTTTTTACCGCTGTGCCCCTTTCTCTGGTCGTTTGTGATTTCCGCCTTGAAAGGTACACCATCTTTCAGCCATTCGCCGAAGGGTGTAAATTCGTATGTAACGCCATTTTTCACAAATTTTCTTACTGCAAAATCTTTTTTACTCATCTTTCTTCCTCCTTTTTCACTACCCAATCTGTTGCAAACAAGTCTGTAATGGAAGGCACCCACATGGAATGAGAACCATGCACGGTATTGATCTGCACGTAAGGCTCACACTTGAACAGCTCGCCTTCCTCCATTCCCCAGGCATCCGCTGTCTGTTTATTGCAGGGGATACCATCCGGGTAACCTTTCTGCATGACCACAAACAGCCCCTTACCATTCCAGCCCTCTCTTGTCATCGGCACGCCTTTTTTCAGCAAATGCAGCGCATGACTAAAGTCCATTCTAGCCACACCGCCCAAAATCGGTGTATTGCTGTCTGCCGCAGGGATAAAGTCATCCACTGCCATGCAGTCCAGTGTATATTCCTTCATTTTGGTGTCGAACAGGTCAAACACCTCACCATCCTTTGTGTGAATGATGATAGTCCCGTCCTGCATTTCCCAATAACCGCCCCAGTTGGGACGTTTTACCTTGCCGCCCTGCTTCATGTAAGCCAAAATTTCTGCAAAATTCATAGTGTCCTCCTTACAAAATCTTTTCCGCTGCCTTTTTCTCCATAAATTCCTGTTTCTGCCGTCTTGCCTTTTTTACCCGCTGGTACTTTTCCAGAAGTTCCTCATTGTCCTCGCAGTCATGATTTTCCCGAATGATTTCTGCTAACGTCAGGCTCAAACTCATACAGGCATCAACACTGTTGATGATCTGGAAAAACATCTGGTCTTTTGCGTTTTCCGTATCCGCATTTTTGGCATCACGCTTATTGATATACAGCATGAACAGGCCAACAGAAACAGGCGTCACAAATTCTTTCAATAATTCCAGCCAGTCCATGCCGCCCACCTCACTTCTTCTCTGTAAAAATGCTGGCGGCTTCACTGGGAGGATTCACCAGCTTGTATTCCCCACTGGGGAGCGTACAAAGATACGTTTTCCCGTTGGGGTCTTTCACCAGCATATCCTTCACCACCATCATACCGTTTAGATATGGAAATACCCCGGCAACAGGTCTGGGAATAGGCCAGTAGTTGTTCGGGGTATCCGTCGGTTTATAATGTGGGAATCTCTGAATCGCCGTTGGTACATAGTAGAAAACACCTTCATATGTAACGTATGTTTTCGCTGCCTGATTGCCATTGTCAGGCACCCATACATCTGCACCGTCTTGGAACACTGCCAAAATGGGATTGTATGCCCCTGCCATGTCCAGCAGCGCTCCGCCTGCCTCCACCACGGAGGAAAAATGTTTCTTCACCTTTTCCGCATCCGCTTTATAGTCCATGTCATTCCCCTCCAATCAAGCCCATCACTTCACTGTGAAATGTCCGCAGACCTTCCAGCTCACTAGAACCGCCGCCCATGATATAGGCTTTTTCGTCCTCATCCAGTGCGCCCTTTGACACCATCTGCGAAAGCTGTTCCTCTGTCACTTCGCCCTTTGCAAAGCGTTCTTTGTAGTAGTCCAAAAAAAGTTCCACACCTGTTTTCATACCATCAACCCCCGTTTCACCAGTTCCGACATCATCATGTCAGCCCCTTCCTGCCGAAGTTCATCCTGACTTTTATTCAGCTGTGCCTCCATGCGGTCAAGCTGTGTAGGCTCCGGCTCCGGCGGCTCTGGCGGCGTGTAGCTTTCCCAGGAGGTACCGTTCCATTTCTTGTTGGTCGGGTTAAAATACATATCAATCTGGATCATATCCGGCTGCACAACTGGTCCAGAAAGATGACTGATGCCGACGATATAACCATTTTCGTCAATCTGTGCGTAATGATACATAAAGACACCTCCTTAATAAAATTCTGCAACTTCCCAGTAAATTGCAACATTTTGACTAGATTCACCCGTCATGCCAAGCGTAATGATTTTTAATTTAGTACTAGAAAACTCTTTAATTACAGCAGGTCTAAAATCACTAATTCGATACCCACCGATAACTGTACAAATACATTTTTCTGGGTTTACAGTGTTTATTGTAACATCCGCAACCCCACCTGTCTTGACAGCCGTTATATGCCCCCTCTGCACACTTTTTACAGCACCAGTCGGCACGGTTTCCGGGATATTCTTGATAAGCCCCACCAAACTTTCTTCTCCTGCCGGGTCGCCAATATCCCCAATGGTGGTATTGGTTTTGTTCACTGTCTGCTGTACTTCCAGCAGCGTATCCTGCCTTGCAATTTCAAAAGGTGCTGCAAGCATGGTTCCAGCACCTTTCACGTCTGCCTGTGTATCCTGACTTGTGTTTTCAAATTCCTCCGCCATCACGCCTCACCGTCCTTTGCTGTTTTTTCCTGCGCTGCCTTTGCCGCGCCTGCCGGTGCCTCCACAGGAACCACCCACAAACCGCCGTTTCGGATTTCAAAACGATAATACTGGTCTGCGGTGGCGTCATACAGCAGCGCCGCCTTGTCTGCGTATGCAAAAATATCTGTTGCTTTGTTTTCTGGGTCATAGACAGCCTTTGTCATATCCGCAGCACCAATGGCAACAACTTTGTCATCCACATACTTCTGTGTAGCCGGATTGTATGGTCCCGACGGCTCATAAGGCTCCTCGTTGTCCTTGAACAGGATGTTGTCTATAAAATCCTGCGTGAATTTGTCCAGAAACGATTTGTTGTCGTGGGTATGTCTGTCACGGGTAGCCAGTGCCAGATTTTCTTTGCTGTTGTCATCGAAGTTATTGTCGGAAAGGACCTTGTACTCACTTTGACTGCCTGTCTTGTATGCCTTGTCCACCTTTTTGTCCAGCGCTTCCTTTGTGGCAGTGGAAATGGGCTTGTCCGCGTCGCTGGTCAAGTCCACATTTGCAAATGCTTCCACAAACTTATTGAAAAAAGGTACAACCACCTCTTTTACCAACTGGTCAAAAACGGCTTTGGCTTCGGCTTCCCGCAGCTCCATGGGGTTTGGCTGTGGGGAAACTCCCTTGCCGGCCATGTCCTTTTCCGTGATTTTATAATCATCAACGTTCAATATTCCTCACCCCTTATACTTTCCGCTCTCGGTGTATTCCAGAGCCACTTTGTAAATGCCAAATGGCTCATTGTATGCCTCGTTTCGTAGGGAAAATCTGGCTTTGTCTACCTTTTTGACCTTGATTTTCTTTCCTACGGTCCTTGGCGTGTTATCGCTGGAAAAGTTGATGCGCTCCCAGTTGATGTAGGTAAAATCGAAATAACAAGCCTTTGCACCACTGTCAAAGAGCAGGGACCAAATGCCCTTTCGCTGTACCCACACTTCCACTCTGGTAGCAATTGCCGCCGCCAGCACCACAGAAAAATACCGGAAAGTTTTATTTTCGTAAAAACGATCACCGGAAAGGTCTGGAATATCCCACCTTGCCTTGATGGGCGCCCCTACGTCGTTATAGCTTTTCTGGCTCGTCACATTGTCGTAGAATCGGAAAATATCTCCGTCTAAGGTACCAAAACAAAGCCGTCCTTCCACGTCCTCCCACATGACACGGGCAGGCACGTTTTCCCAGTAGTAACATTCGTACTGGTATGAGCTGTAAGGTGTGTTCCGCTCATAGGACTTTTGCAGCCCGTCCAGCAGATATACCCTACCCGTCCCCATGGAAAGCAGGTAGAAATCACGCCAAACAAAGGCAAAGGCGTCTGCCAGCTTTTCTTCCGCTGTCAGCGCCTCATTGATGTAAAAACTTCTGTTCTGGGAGTATTTTTCGCCTGTGATGTCCGCAGCCGTAATGGCCATGACACCTAAGTCCGTCAGGAATAATGGATCGCTTCCAAGGTACCCGAAACCATATTTCCCCAATGCCCCTCGACCAATCAATGAGCCAATAATAGGGAAAGTAGGTTTATCCTCCACCAATTCACCTTTGCGGAGAATGATGTTTCTGCCTTCCTCTGCCTCGCTTTTGTGCGCCGCCAGTCTGTCATTGATAACGCTGTATCCCACGATAGCGCTGCCGTCCTGGCCCAATACGGAATACCACAAATCCCCGAAATAAAAACCATCGTTGATCTGGCAGTACCAGTCCTGATTCACGAAATCTGGGTTTCCGCTGACAAACATCCTGTCAATGGCACCGTTGACGCCGAAAAGCGTCATAATATTGCATTTGTTGATTTTGTCAGCATAGCCCTTTCTTGTTTTCGCTGCCGTGATTTCCACATTGTCCATCCCTTTTACGGGACTTTCCCCAGGTGCAGTGTTGAATGTTACCTTCCCAGCCTTTCGGTCAACAGAAAAGTCTGTGCCTTCTTTCAGGTCTTTCCATTCTCCGTCTTTCACCAGCTGACGTATCTGCAGCTTATCCTCGTCCAGATTGTCAGTCGTCATCTGATAGATTTTATCCTCTGCGGTACCGAGGAAACTTTCCTTGAATTTCTTCCCAATCAGGTTGATGGGTTCCAGTGTGGTACCGCCGCCGGTAGGCTTTCGGGAAATGATGATGGTGGGAACGTAGGCTTTTTCCTCCAACGCCACCACCTTCCATTCTTTCTCCGGCTCCTCACCTTCTGCGGGCGTTTGACCTTCTTTTTCAAACTCACCATAACAAATGGCTTTTTTCCCGTCGAAAATAAATAATTTTCCATTGAACTGCCGTCCGACGCTTCTGGTATCTGCCATACCTTCATACAGTTGTGTGTCGTCGCCGGATAAATTCTGCAAAAACAGCTTATCACCAGCATGGATGACGATTTTGTCATTTAGCCGGAAAACGCCGTTGATCTGTCCATCGTAGTGTTTCAGCTTTTCGTACCCCTGCCGCTTCCGCACCTTGCCGGGAATATCCCGCATCATGTTTGGTGCTTCTGGGCTGCGGTACTTGCTAACCACAGTAGGCGAGCTGTTCAAGTCAACCCCGCGAAATTCTTCGATGATCTCAACGCCTCGCGGTGCCGGACTTGGTACATCAAATGCCATAATCAACACCACCCCGTCGTCGAAGTCCATGTACCGGTACTTCCGAAGCTGTCCGCTTTGCTGCTGCTTTCTTTCAGCATGGACAGCCATGTCAAAAATTCATTCATGTAAATCTGTGCAAGAGAAATATCATCCTCTTTGTACAGCTGACCAGCCATGTAAACAGCAATTTTATTTGTCACGTCTGGCGGCAGGTCAATGACAGTTTCTTTCGGTGTGTCCTTGGTGATTTCCATCGGATACGCACTGTAAGTCACACGCCATGTGCCTGTGATATTCTTGGGAATCAGCAATATCTTATTGCCCTCCGTCTGAATATTACGAGCGATGCCGTAACTCTCCCCATCTGTGTAGGTGATATAGCCGCCATACATGGTATAAAAATCATCAAAAACACTGGAAAGGTCATAGGCGTTATACTGACCGGCGGAAAAGGTGGGCGCCGTTGGATGGTCGCCCCCCTGTACAATTTCACCGGTTTTTTTGAAGTAATAAGCCTCTGTACAAAGCAACGTGAGCGCTTCATTGACTGCACCGGGCATGGCATTGATATAAGGTCCCGTGCTGTCATCTACCACTAAGTCAGCTCCCTGCAGTTCAAACATTTTTTGCAGTGTAATTACTTGCAGTTCTTCCCACGTCATGCTCATGCCCATCACCTCACGCTGTCAAAGGTGTGCCGGAAGAAATACCATTGCCGCAGATGCACAGACCGCGCCAGTTGTTGAAGCCCAGACCATAACGGGCATAACCTTTGAACACTTCGTCGTCTGTGTTCTGGTCTGTGTATCTTGTCACGGTCAGAGGAACACGGTCGATGAAAGGCAGACACATATAGTCCTGCAGGAATTTGCTGTCTGCCAGAATCACATAGTCCTTGCCACCAATCTGTTTGTCCATGTAAGGCCAAATCAGGATATTCCACAGACCCAGCTGGAAGTTCATGGCATTTTTGTTGCTTTCGGGGTCCAGTTCACTGCCAACGGCAGCAAATACCGCTCTTTTCAGTTTCGCGCTGTTGGGAATGATGATGGTGTCAGGTGCCACATTCAGCAGGTTGCCGTCATCATCGCAGAAGTCCTGCATTTTTTCCTGCAGCTGATCCAGAATAGACTGGCTGAACTCCGCCTTGAACATGTTGGACTGTTTGAATTTTGCGCCCTGTGTTTTGGAAGGATGTTCCACAGAAAACAGGGGCTTGCCGTCTGCACAAGTGGCATCGTATGTTTTGCCAGCAAATGTGACTTTTGCCTGTGTCGCACCGGACAGCATACGGGCAGCATACGCCTCACGGCCTCTGCCGTAACTGGTGGTGAACTGGTTTGCTTTGCTCTTGATCTTGCCAATCTTCATATCGTCCATCATTTCTTTTGTGACAACGAATTTGTTTTTCCAAACGCGAGGAGCAATGGTTTTGTCAAAGCCCTCCTGCATTTCGCTCTGGGGCGTTGCGCCGCCTTCGCCCACATCCTGGAAGTTGCCCAGGGCAGTTTCAATGGTATAGTTTTCTGCCCAGTTTTTGGATGTATCCATGTAATAGATTTTGTCGATAAGACTTTTCTGCTGGAAGGCTTCTACGTTGGAATTGATGATCGCTTTGATGGGGGCAAGTCTTTTGCCGATCAAACCATTATTCAGTCCACTGCCTTCGGAAAAAATAATACCGCTCATATTCTCATCTCCTCTTTCTCATCTCGTCTTTTCTCGTCTTGCCTGTTTATCTGCTCATATTAGGGACTGCCTGCAGGGTCTTTGAAGCTCCAAATAAAGCGCCCAATAGCAGTTCCTTTGGCTTCGTCCACTCGTTCCACCAGGAATACGCCGTTTGTCGCTGTGGCTGTTACCTGCAGAGCGTCCGTATGCAGCGTAACTTTTGTACCCACAGTAGGCTTTGCCTGATAAGGCGCTTCGTATCTGGTACTTTCCATGACTGCCCCAACGGGATACAGTCCATCTTCGTTTGCGGGACCACGGCAAATATACTGCGGTCTGTCTGTTGCTGCGCATTTTTCCAAGCCAGTATCCTTGTAAGTCAGCGCTTCACCAATAGCAATGGCTTCCAAATTTTTACCAGGCAGATACATCAGCACTTCCGTATCTGCCACATTCGCGTTGTAGATTTTAAACATGCTTTATCCCTCCTTTTTACTGATTCTTTCGCCACATTTCCTGCAGCTGTGCATCGGACATATTGGGGAAAAACGCCTTGTATGCGGCAAGTTCTTCCGCGTCCATCATTTTTTCACTGCTGGCACGTCCTTTTGGCTGTGACAGGTGGCTTTTGTTTACCGCATCATTATGTGCCTGCTGTTTTGCAGCCTTCGCACGGTTAGTGGCGATACTGTCGGCAAATGCCGCGCTGTATGCCTGCTCCAAAGGCACGCCGCGCCGCCAGTATTCAAGTGCCTGTCTGCCTTCGGCTGTTTTGCCCAAATCAGCAAGCGATTTCACACCGCAGTCAGGGTGTTTCGCGTTCAACCTCTGCAAGGAATCCCGTGTAAAATTTTCTGTTTCCATTGCTTCCTGCTGCTGACGGTATGCCTCTGCCTGCGCTGTGGCTCTTTGGGCTTCTTTGACTGCCGGATGTTCTGCAATGAGCTGGTCAATGACGCTTTTGTCCAGTCCTGCCCCTTCCAGCTGACTTTTCAGCTGTTCCTCCGCATATCTTGTCTGGTATGCTTCCAGTTCTGCCGCTGTTGTGATAGGTTTTCCCGTATAGGGGTTAACCTGTCCGGCAAACTGTTTGGAAATAAAGTCATTGACTGCCTGCTGCTTCTCCTGGGCGATTCTTTGCTGCACCTGCTCCATGGTAAATGTCTGGGACGGTGCAGGTTCTTTTTTGGTTTCCGGGGGAACATCTTCCTCCGTAGATGCTGGATCACCTCCGCCGTTTGCAGGGTCGGCGCCCTCGTCGTCCTCTGTGGTGTAATCGTCGCCCCAAAGGTCTTTTAACATTTCATCAAATTCCCCATCATCATGGGTTTCCTGGGGTTCCTGCGTCCCCATGTTGTCCAGTTCCATGTCCATGCTGATTTCCTCCTTACTTGCCACTTCTCAGGTCTGTACCTGTCTGCTTCTGGGGCTTTTTGCCGCCTGTGTTGGCTTTGATAGCCTTCACTTCCTGTGCCCCATGATGACCAATGTTCAGATTTGCACTTGCGCTACGTTTCATGCCTCTCACCTCCTTCCACGAAAAAGGACATCCCTTCTACGCTGATTCAAAAGAAATTATTTTCTTTTGAATACAGCCATCGCATTTCCCATTCAGAAATCAACAAAAGAAACAATGTTTTCTAAATGGGAACCTGCTTGGGTCTGTCCTTACTTGATAGGTATTAACAGTGTGCCAATTTCCTTGCCGTTGTTTGGACAGGCAGGGTTTCGGCACACAAAGTGCTGATTATAATATGCTTTGGTTTCAGTATCAGGGCTTTCATCCCCCTCAAATACCACCTCTGTACTGTCGATATAGGCATCTACACCACATGCGTTACATTTCACCGGTCACACCTCCCATGGGCTGTTCCATCGGCTGTGGAGCCATTCCCGCAGGGTTCATTTGCTGCTGCATCATGGCTTGCTGCATTTCCATCTGCTGACGCATCTGCTGTTCCTGCATTTCTTCCAGCTGCTTTTTGGTTTCTTCTGCCATGGGATAATGCAGTTTTGCCATCATAGACCAGAAAAGCAAAAGGGTCTGTATGCTTTTAGGGTCGCCAAAAGTACCGTTTTGGAAATTCTGACGTGTTTCCTGCCACATTGCCTCCCTGTTGGAAGCCAGAGCCGAGGACGTATCAACGCTAAAAAGAAAATCGTCTTTCCAGTACCATTCCCCGGCGTCGTCCTGTGCCAGAAAATCATACTTGTTGAATGTGCTGTACTCTGTGGTACCGTCCAGCTTATCATGCCGCACTGTCCGCTGTTCGTCTGTATAAGCTAGCAGAAATTTAAACATGACCTGATACAAATCCGCAAACATAGAATTTTTCATGATACGTTTGCTTTCCAATCTTCCGGCAGACTGGGCAACGGCAATCTGTTTTGCCGTACCACTGGTGGCTGTTCTGTCCTGTCTGCCCATGTAGGAATCTGTGATACCTAACAGCCTTTGCGCCGCTTGGTAGCTCTGTTCCGCCACTGCCATATCTCCGCTGGTATCTACCTGCAGATTGACCACCCGCACCATATTTGCCTCTGACGGCTTTTCAACATTGACGACTTTTAACTGCCTGTCTGACTGTTCCAACTTGGTGTTTTCATTTTTGATCAAAATACTGCCGCCTTTGTCCAGCTTCTCCTGTACGCGGGTGTCACATTTTTTGATTGCGTTCTGCTGGTCTTGGATTTTAGATACGTCAGAATCACCCAACACTTTCCCCCAGCTGGACACATTGCGCCGTAATACAATGGGATAACAGTCCGGCTTGTAGTATGGAATCTTCGTTTGTACGGAAACTTCTTCGGGGATTGCCTCCATTGCCTCTCCTGTAAAGGGATCAATGATGATTTCCTGCATCCCCTCCATGGGCAGCTGGTACTCTGTGGTATAGGCAGGAATGATACTGCCGTCACTGCGTTCTATGTCCTCAAAGAGTGCAAAGGTGTCCTCTGCCTTTCTCTCATACTTCTTGCTTCCGCAGTATTCGCAGATATCGCCTTCCATGACCTCCCCACACTTGGAGCATCTTGTCAGCATACGCGCCTGGTAATCTTCCAGATATTCCAATTCCACGTCATTGACCCACACATACCGCCCGATACCGCCTTTTTTGTTGCGGAAGTAGGCAAAATTAACCGTTACAACGTCATCCGCAGTGGTGGTGCCGCCGCGGCTCTCCGGGCTTTCCTCCCCTTCTGTGGATACGTCAATGCCATACTGTTCTTTGACATGGTCTTTGGTCATTGCCATTCGGATGAAAATATAGTCCATGTCCTCAATCTCATTGACGCCTGCCTGCGGGATCACCTGTTTTGGATGCAGCAGCGTCACAGACAACTCACCCATGGTGGTCTGTGTGTGTCTGTCAGCGTCCCATTCTACCAGATAAAAGTCCCCACCCTGTACGGGTGTTGTTCTTTCGTCTAAATCATTCATTTTCTCGAAGGGCAAACGGTCTGTTTCGTTCCGAAGAAAATCCTCAATGGTCGTTGCCAGTGGTTCATCAACCTCATTTCTGGCTGTTACCTTTGGCATGGGTATGGAGCTGTCCACCTGTGCTTCCACCAATTCAGCCACGATGTTTCTTACCATAGACGCCGCCTCTACTGGACCATTTACCACCGTCCCCACCTTTGGACGGATGGCACGGCTCCCCATGTATAGGTTGTTCATTTTGTCCATTTCGTCCAAAATCGGCTGATATGCGGTAAGGTTCCGCTGCATCCTGTCTTGCCATTTTTTCAGCCGGTTTTGCTGTCCTTTTTCCATGGTCTTTTCCTCCTTTCCGTCAAATTTCCATTAAAAATGCAGCCCATTAATGGCTGCATCCTTTCTTTGCTGGTCAATACCAATATATCTTCTTGTGATACTGGGGTCCTCATGCCCCAGAATGTCCTGCACCATGGATATGTCCCCGCCGCTATCTTTATATAGCCAATATGCAAAGGTTTTTCGCATGGTGTGACAGCTCACATGGTCGTTATAGCTGACAGCCTCCGCCGCCTCGTTCAGTATTTGCCACGCCCTCACACGACTAATGGGGCGGTTTTCCTTTCCTCTGCTCCGGCGGAATACATATTCATAGTCTTTTTTGCCTTGGAAAAAATGTTTAAAAATCTTCTGCAAATGTGGGTTGATGGTCAGGCGTATGGTGTCCCCGGTCTTTTTTTCCGGTATTTCCACATAGTCCTTTCCCCGCAAATCCCGCACCCGGTATTCCAGCAGGTCGGAAATGCGCCGTCCTAAGTAAATACCAGTCATAAACAGTACATAGTCCCGTTCATTCTTTTCCCATAAATACTCGGCTATATCCGTAACGGCTCTCTTGTCCGTGATCGGCATAACAAAACGCATATCCTCACCCCCTTATCGTGTAGGCTCCCCCCATCTTTCCCGCAAATACGCCTTTGTTTTCGCATCTGCGTTCCGGTAGTCCTCCCACATGTCCGCAGTCCATTTTACTTTCTTCTTGGGCGTTCTTTCTGCTTCCATCTTGTGTTGTGTCCGGCTCTGCAGGGCAATACCTAACCCCATGAGTAAATCATCATGCGCGCCTTGTTCAGCCTCCGCCTTTCCTTTTTCGTTACGAATAAAGGTCAGCGCCTCCCGCAGCGTTTCCACATCATGGATATAGTGCAGGAAATCCCTAAAATATGTCACCAGCCCCGCCACGATCAGCGGACGTGTAACCGTTGTCGTGCGGAAACCGTATGTTTTCTGCATGGCTCCTGTGTAATTGTCCGGCACTTCTCTTTCATAGATACGGGGATACCGCAGCCATTCCAAAACCTTGTTTGGATGCGTGGAAAAGTTGGTTTCAATGGCAATCAACGCCGTATTATAATACATCCCCAAGCAGTACGCCTGCTCGGTGTACTCGTCCTCGTCATAAGTCCGCATGAGCCGCGCCACCTGTTCCCCGGTGCGGTTGTCCAGTACATGCAGAGTAAACCGGTCGGAACCATCCCCGGCAGTGTCCCCGCCTATCACGTATGGCACGCCGTCCTCTGGCTCCTTGTATATTTCGATTTCCCCGTTGTCTTTCTCCACAAACTCCCTGTTTTTCAGTAGGATAAACGGTCCTGCCTGGCTGTCCTTCACTGTCTTGTCATAAGTAAAACAGCCACGCTTTACCACTGGCGAATTTTCCAACAGATAATACAGCCGTTTACTGATTGCTTCCGTATCAAATACGCTCTCACCAGTGGCAATAAAGGCTTCCTCTGGTGTCGCTGGGTATTCCTGCCGAAATTTATTCGCATCGTTGTTGCAGTTATTAGCCATACACCACCGCCGCCACATGATCTGCTCATGATCCAGCTGGAAACGCTCCATAATGTCTTTTTCTTCCGCTGTCAGCTCCTCCCCGTGGTATGGCTTGCGGTAGCTCTGCATCTCGAACCATGGGAAAAATAGTGGTACAAAGTCTGTTTTTCCTGATACAGCATCATCCCACAACTGTTTGAAAGCGTTAAACCCGTTGGCGGTACTCTCATATATGACCATCGTTCCCGGTATAGACGGAACAGCCTGCAAAATGCCTGCCAACGTATCCAAAATGTCACCCGGCCAAAAGGCAACTTCCGAAGCGTGCAGCGTGGTAAGCGTATCAGAACGTCCCACACCTTTCCCGCCTGCGGTGGTGCATTTTATTTTACTGCGCAGCCCCGGGCGCTTTTCCTTTTTCTTCGGGTCTTTGGTGGGATTTTCGAAAATCAATTCTTTTGCATTGCTGGCTTTCATCATGGGGCGCATCTGCTCCGGCAGCCGCTCAAAGAATAACTTTGACATGTTGAAAAGGTTTGTGGTAGCTTCGTCTTTGTGGGTGATAATCATTGCATTATGTAGAAAATGCGTCGCGGTATCGTGAAATATCAGCCCTTCCGTCAATGTAGAAAACCCCATCTGGCGGGCTTTCAATATAATGATTCTGACAGGCTTTCCCGCCTCCGCCTGCTCCATGATTGCCCGGTATAACTTTTCCTGGCTCTCGTTCAGCTTAAAAGGAACGATCTTTCCCTCTTTGGTTTTGATTTTCAAAAAACTTTCAATATATCTTTTCGGGTCTGTCAAAACGGAATATCCCATTTAATATACATCCCCTTCCGCCTCGGCGAGAATATCCTCCAAAGATTTCCCCGCCGTTTCGCCTGATCCGGCAGCAGCTTCCGCCAGCTTCGTTCTTTTGGTGTCGTTGGCAACCCTTTTTCTGTCCAGCTTGAGCCGTTCGGGGTCTGACTGCCATTCCTTGCTATCCTGATTCATCAGAAAAAATTTGATTGCCGTCACGTCTGCGGGGATATGCTGTTTCTCCATGACCTTTTCCAGCGCATCTTCCATGATGGGCTTGCCGGAAGCATCCAGCAGGACTTCCCCGTCAGCGTTCCGGGCAACCCTTTTCACCTTGTAATGCTTCGGCATGTCCACATCGTACCCCAAACACCGCTGGAACAAGCTCCCCCTTACTTGAGCGATCTTCTCTGACTGTATCTTCTCCTGTTCCTTCTTGTACCTCTGACTTGCGCCATTGACTAAATCTCGAATCAGATTGTTTTCTTTTTTCGCTTTTCGGAAAGTGCTGTACCCGATCCCCAGGGCGGCGGCAACTTCTCTTTCCGGCAGTCCTCCCAAAATCCATTCTTCCACGCTCTTGGCGTTGCTCAAAATTTTTTCTTCTGTTGTCACCGTTTCACCACCTTCCCGGACGCTTTAGCGTAGCACAGTGGACAAAAAAGTGCTAAAGTGCTATTTTTTGCCCCATTTTTCTACTTACAAGAAACTTTTTCTCAATTTTGAGATTTTGTTCAAAATGCCGATTTTTATTGAAATATCAACGTTTTTCGGCTGTTTTTTCGTCATTATTTCGTATGCAAAACTTAGCAAATGGGGCAAAAAAAGTGCTAACCCCTTTTTACCCCCGTATAATGCCGCATAAATAAAAAAGGACGGCAAAAAACTTGATTTCTCAAGCCCTGCCGCCCTTTTCAATTTTTGGATGTTTAGTTTACAAAAACATACATTGTGTTAATTTCCAAAATTTTGCCCCTTATAAGGATATTTTTCTTTTCCCCATCCGTTTATTTAACATTTTCTAAAAATGTCAAATAGGGGCGTTTTTGAAGAAATTCCATGCAAGAAAAAAGGGCAATCTGCATTTTAAAACAGATCACCCTTTTCCCATGATGGAAAATCAACAGTCATTTTCTGACGCTCTTATTATAGCACCAAAAAAGTATCAAAAAGTCTCATTTTTGTTTTTTTAGTATCTTTTATACACATCTCCACGATTGTCTATGTTTTCGATCGTAATGATTTTTACAACCTCATCCACACGATATAATATCCTGTAATTTCCAACACGCAGACGATATAAATCATACCCCTTCATTTTCTTTATATCCGTTCCACTCGGTAGCTTGTAAATCGCCTTGTATAACTGTAATCGCCTAGCCTTGTCCTGTTTCTCAAGGAATTTTTGAGCTGCTTTTTCAAATTCAATCCTGTAAATCTGCATAGGTCAAACCTTCCTTTTTCAACATTTCATCCAGCGTGAGCGTCGTTCCATCATTGTCATTTTGGGCTTGCGCCATCATGTCCAAATCCCATTGATCCGGCTCCATTTCTTCCATTTCCGGGATTGCGGCACCTTCCAAAATACCCATAATATAATAAATTTTGCTTTCCGGTACTCTGTCTAATAATAAATGTGCGTACTCTCTATTACTCATTTTTCAACGCCTCCCGTTCTATTTTTTCATTTACAGCAGAAATTATGAAACTATTCAAGCTTTCTGCCCCTGTCGCCAATATTCTTTCTTTTGTTCCCTTTGGAAATCGTGTCAATACCTTATCATATCTTTCTTTTTCAAATTTTGCTGTTGCTCTTTTTTGCGCTTCTGAAACCGGCATGAAAATCCCTCCTTTTTATATCGTATCTATATATAAAATGATAGCGTTATATCATCCATTTGTCAATCCAATTTTATATATAGTAGCGTTATAAAAATCAACAAATTTTATATATAGTAGCGTTATATTTTTATTGATTTTTCCATCTTGTGTTATATATCGTATCGTTATATAATGGAGCCAGAAACAAACGAAACGACACACCGAAAGGAGTAAACAACATGAAATACTTTGAGAACTGCAAATCCATCGAAGAACTGAAAAAAGAATATAGACGCCTGGTAGTCCAGAACCACCCCGACAACGGCGGCAGCCTGGAAGTGATGAAAGCCATCAATGCTGAATATGAAAAGGCTTTCAATAAACTGAAAGACATCCACAACGAAGCAGCCAAAGCCGAAGGCAAAAAAGAAATGCACGAAACCTCCGGGCAGTTTATGGAAATCATCAACCAGATCATTCTCTTTGAAGGAATCACCATTGAACTCTGCGGCGCCTGGGTTTGGGTATCCGGCAACACAAAAGAGTACAAAGAACAGTTTAAGGCTTTGGGCTTCCGTTGGGCATCAAAGAAAAAAATGTGGTACTGGCGTAACGAGGAGGACGCCACCCGCAGCCGCGGCAAATACACCATGGACCAGATCCGGGACAAATTCGGCAGCGAAACATACCAGACAAAAACAGCCGAAAAAATCACAGCATAAATAAACCACCGGGGCGGGCATCCCGCCCCACTATGAAAGGAGAATAAAAATGTCTTGTTTACTTACATCCCCCGAAACCATTTCCAAAATTGCGAATTTTTCCGAAAAACTTCTGAACATGGGTTATGATTTTTTCGGTTTCTGCGCAAACGAGGAGCTTTATTTTGAATTGCTTGATTGTCAAACATCTGGGCATTTTGACGCTTGCAAAATCTATGCCAGACTGTGCGAGATGAACCAGCGGGCGTACCAAGGCAGATACAACGAGGCGGAAACCTTCCAGTATCCCCCTTGCGACCTGACAGAAACCATCACCAAAAGAATGGTTATAAATGACCAGCATCATACAGCAGCCGTCCAGCAGTGGCATTTTGAAATGCTGAAACATCTTGATTTTTATATTTATCAATGCAGCGAAAACACAACATCCCGCAGCGATCTATTCAAAGCCATTACAGGACTTCGCGCGGAGCTTGCAAACTTTATCCTGATGCACTCTGTAGAATATTTGAAAGAAAACTGGAACTAAAGAAAGGAGCAATCAACATGAGAAAATCTATCAAAACTACCGCACTTGCAGCAATCTTTATTTTCGGCTATGCCGTGGGCTTCCTGGCCTGCGGCGCAGCCTACGCAAAAGGGTCAAGCACTTTGCTTCGCAAAGCCGCCTACGGCGTCCCCGTTTCTCTTCGGGGCGCAGGAGAAGAACAGCCCGCAGCCGTCAACGAATCCGCCGACGTGGTCCACATGGATCAGGTGGCAGGCATCAAAGCCACCGAACACGGCGTATACCTCACATTTTACGACGACACCGGCTACTGGTGGGAATATTGAGAAAGGAGCAATCAAAATGACAATCGACTATGATGTCACACTCAAAATGCAGCATGATCCGGCTTTCCATTTCTTCGTTTTCCATTCCCTTTCCCGCTTTTTTCAGCAGGACTGGGGAGAATCTGAACTGTGGGCAGAAAACAACCAAAGCCCAGAAAATGCCCTTGCTGTATATCGGGACAACGCTTTTCACTGCATCTGGATCGATGCCAAAAACGGAGAAATCCGCATCATGTTTGAAGAAACCGAAGAACAGCTGTCCCAAAAGTGTGCAGCAAATCACAAAAAACAGATGTTCAACGAAGATATGAGAAGAATTTTCCCCGATTTTTCCCTTGATTTTTGATAAGAAAAAGCCCCTTTCGGGGCTTTTTCTTTTTCGAGGTTCTACCTCACTTCACGAGAATATATCTCACAGTTTAGCTTGCTGTTATGTCCTCCCAATGCTTCCCAATCTTGTCCATGGCGCGTCGGTATTTCCGGAAACACTGGGCGCGGCTGTATTTGCATTTGAAAACGATCTGCGTCCAGCTCAAACCCTGACCACACCGCAGCATAACAAGCCGCCGTTCGTCCTCCGGCAGAACATCAAACAAGAGCCGATGGACACGAAAGCACTCTTTCCAGTGGCGCTGTATCTGCTTTTCGCATATAGCCATTTCCTGTCTGATTTCTTCACGCCTCGCAGCCTCGCCCGCCACCTTGTCAGATACGCCGCCGCCTCCGTGACCCTCTCCCATGCCGCCGCCCACCTTGATATTTTCCAGCTGATCCCGCAGCATCCGCAGCCGCTCCTGTTCTTCCACCATTTTTGCCGCATGTCCCAAGGCACGCCGCACCGTCTTTTCCATTTCTTTTCTGTCCAATCCCAAACACCTCCTAAACGCCCATGGCATCCAGCGTCAGCTGATACCCATACAGCTTTTCACATTTTTCTTTTGCCTCGCGCTCAATTCTCTCAATGCCACCCCTGTATTTTTCATAGAAGGCAGCACCGCCGCCGGCCTCTTTGCGTTCTTCCTGCTCTGCCAGTCGTAAACAGTTTCGGTATAGATTCAAAAGTGTTGCATCCCGGTTAATGGCTGCCATGTTTTTCAGCCACTCATACCGATCCGCCGCCGTATGGATGTTCTTTTCTGCCTCCGCCGCCTCGGCATAACGCTGGTTCATTTCATCGTGAGGGTGATCCTTCACAAAAGCCCGCATCCGCCGCAGTTCTGCGACCGGTTCCGGCTGTTCTTCCTGTTTCATTTTTTCCGCCAATTCCTGCAGCATCATTCCCACGGTCCTTTCTCTTTGGTTTCATTCCACTTTGAAAAACTCCGAAAACTGGTACATTCCTTTCGCCAAATCAAATCTACTGTACCCGTCGGACCGTTTCTGTTTTTGGCAAGTATCAGCTCCGCCTGATTTTTCCGTTCCGTATCAGGGAAATAGTATTCGTCACGGTACAAAAACATAACCACATCGGCGTCCTGTTCAATGGCGCCGGATTCCCGCAGGTCTGACAGCATGGGTCTGTGGTCTGCCCGCATTTCACACAATCGGGAAAGCTGTGATAATGCCATGACAGGACAGTTAAATTCACGGGCTATATTTTTTAACCCAGCAGAAACCTTGCTCAATTCCTGATTTCTGTTTTCTCCTCTTGCCGCGATCAGCTGGATATAGTCAATGACAACAAAAGCCACTTCTTTTCCCCGGCTTTTCAGCCCATGCAGCACCTTCCGCATTTCCGTAACCGCCAGCCCCGGTCTGTCATCGATGATGATTTTTTCTGCCATTTTCTCAAACCGGCTGCCCTCTTTGGACAGGTTTTCCAGAAAATCAGCCCATTCCACGTTGTTTCCGCCATGGATGGAAAAGACCACGTTATTTGCACCCGTGTCACCGCAGTACAGACGGGAAACAATGCGTTTTTTGTCCATTTCCAACGAGAAAAACACACATACCGCATTTTCCGGCAGCTTCCTTGCCACATTTCGCAGAAAATCCCCTGTAAGAGCTGTTTTCCCCATGGAAGGACGGGCGGCAAGGATCAGCAAATCCCCCTTGCACAGCCCACCAAGATACATGTCAACATCAACAAAACCACTGGAAATCCCGTTCAACCTGTTTCCGTTCTTCCGGCTGGCGTCTAACTCCTGGACATATCCGGCCATGATTTCCGCCGCGTTTTGGGGTACATCCCCTTTGACGTTGTCGCCTTTCAGCTCGTCCAAAAGACTGTATATAGCTTCCGCGTTTCCCTTGTTTGCTGCCTCTGTCAGTGCTTGTCCTTTGGCACCGCAGCGCCGCATCCAGCCCATTTCCTGCAAGTCAGCTATGTATTTATTGGCATTGATGGTGGTACCCTCTGCCGTGGCGATCTGTGACAGGGTATCCATGCCCACTCTTTCCGCCGTCCCCTGACGGTTCAGCTCCGCCGAAATCATAGGCAAATCAGGTACCATGTTTTTTTCTACCAGTGCCGCAATGGCACGATAGACGTCCCTGTTCTGGGATAAATAAAAATCATCCTCTACCAGCATACCAGCCGCATTTCTAGCTGTTTCCACGTCCATGAGCATACAGCACAAGAGCGCCCGTTCTGTTGCAGCTGAATAAATCATACCGCGCCGCCTCCCATCATCCGCCGACGTTCTGCCAGTGGATCAGGCATATTTCCGGCAGGTGCCTTTGGTGCGGCTGCCTGTCGCAAAGGTTTGTACTCGTTTTTCCATCCTTCCCCGTTGAGCCATGTGGCAGGGTGCGGAATGTATGCACCGCCGTCCTTTCCCCATTCCTGGCTGTTTTTGGCTCTTTCCAGCCCTTCCATGATTGCCGCGAATAATTCCGGCGTCACCTTCATTTTCTCCCAACGGGTACGGGCAGTTTTGACATTTTTCTTGTTTGGGTATGCCTTGTAAAAGATTTCAAATGCCGCGGCAGCGTCGAAAACCGTTCCCGCGTCCTCTTTTTCTTTTTCTCTATTCTCTATTCTCTTTTCTCTATTCTCTATTCTCTTTTCTCTATTCTCTATTCTCCCAGCCAAAATGTCCCCATTGTTCCCGTTTGTTCCTTCTTGTTCCTCGCTGTTCCCGTTTGTTCCTTTTTGTTCCTCTGTGCTTTCTTCGGTGCTATCAGAAGAAAACGCAGAAAGCATAGCAGAGATTTTTTCCCGTAATACTGGGCTTTTCAGTGCGCTAAAGTCCTTTTTCAATGCCCGCAGCGTTGCTGTTTTTTTGTTCCAGTTTCTCTTTGGCCAGTTCAAAAGAAATACTTCATTTGTGGTTTCGTCGTACATGATCTTGCCAGCTTCGACAAAATGGTCTAACAGTTTTTTTACGGTATCTCTGTTATACCCCAGTTCCAAAATGGACATTGTCATGGGGAAAACGTAAGCCCCTAATGTGTTTACTTTGCTGTTACTCATTAAATACAAATAGAAAAACTTCTGTTCCGGTGTCAATTCGAGAATAAAATCGTCCTGCCAGTATCCTCTTTCAATTCTTGTAAAAACTTCCATCATGTTTTGTCACTCCTTCCAAAGATCATCCACGGAAACCCGCAGAACTTCCGCCATTTTTTCCAGCCTGTACTGTGGCGGACGTCTTTTTGCGAACACCTCCATGTGCCTGATTGTGGTACTATGCAACCCAAGCAACTCGCCCATTTTATCAAGGCTGATATTACGCTTCCTTCTCCACTTCCTGATGTTGTTTTCCATATCCTTTCACCCTTTTCAAACCTCCATCCAGTCCAGCTTCCTCCAAAGACTGTACGATCTTCGGAATCTGATGTGCCATCCAGTCAACGATTTCTTCGTTTGCAGCCCATGAGTTTCCGGAAAGCCCAGATTCAAACAAAAAGGCGTGTACTACTTCATGAAGAAACACCTTATTTTCGTGTGCCATAACGTCCCCCACTGTCATATTGTCCACTGCCAAATCACAAACGACGATATGTTTCACACTGCTGTCACAGTATCCATCACACTCCCGTAATTTTTCATCTTGGTTGACACATTTATAAAAATATTTGTATTCTGTACCAAGTACATTGATTTTTCTTTCTTTGTTTTCAGCCATATTTTCCACCTCTTGTTTTCTTAAAAAATTTTCCAACTGTTCCATGCTGGAAAACACGCTTTTGTTTTCGTATGTATTTTCCATGCCTTACCTCCCGTATTCTTCAAGCATTTTCTGGAATAACTGCTTGTCACCGCCGTTATCTGGATGCAGCAGCTTTACAAGCTGTTTATATCTGTCTTTCCGTGCCTGGCCTTCCAGTCCACAGAAAAAAACTTCCTTATTTGCTCCGGAATGTACTGTTTTTATATGCACATTTCCGTACATTCTTAATCTAATGTTTTCATCCGATAGCCTTATATTTTCCAATACAAGGTTTGCAAGCTTGTCGTCTGTCTCTCTGTTCATTTCAATGGATTTCTTCAAACGGTATAGGCAAACTAAAAAACAAACAGTACCAGCAGTACCAATAGCAGAGGCATAGTAAAAAAAAGTGTTCAATCCTTCCATTAGCTCACATCCCATTCAACCTGATTTTCTTATCAATTCCCAATTCCACAGCATTTTGGTGAATCAAATCTTCCCAGGTAAAAAGCCCATCTAAAATACACTCGACTTTTTCATTGAACCTGTTTACAAATCTGTCTGCTCTGGAAGGTCCGAAACCAAATTCATCGTGAAGCGTATGCAATGCCATAATGGTAACCGTGTCAATGGTCATTTCCTTGATAGCTACTGACGCCTTTTCCAGCTCCTTCTCCGTCATGGCAGTGTTGATGCCGTACTGATTGCGGAATTTGATTTCTTTTTCCAGCGCCTCCTGTCCACCCTCTTTCACCAAACGAAGGGCAAGCTGCAAACCGTCTGCCCGTCCAGCCTGATATGATTTTAAGTCCATGTTGATTTTCCCCTTTCTGTGTCATCAAATCCGACCTGATCTGATTGCATCAATCAATCTTTTTTTTATACTTTCTTCTATTTCCCTTGGCCGTTCCGGCTTTGGAAACCCTTCCGCACTCTCTTTGTACTTCTGGCATACCCCCGCCAGCTGCACCAGCTCCGCAGCGCCCCGCAGTGCTGCATCCTCTATCCGGTCAACATCTTCCAGTCCGATGCCTTTTCTTTTGATTTCTCCCCACAAAAGACCCGTTTGCACTTCTATGTAGTCCAGCTCGGCTTTTGCTTCTTCTTTTTTCTCCTGGATATGTGCATAGCCTTCATGGGCGGAAGCAAAGGGCGGATGCACCTCCGCCGCCCGCTCCTGTTCCAGCTTCGCCATTTCTCCCAAGACTAAAATCAAGCTACGCATTTTTCACACCTCCTAAAACGGTAAGTCATCATCCTCAATACTGGGATCAACGGGATAGAACCCACTGTCGGCAGGTGGATATACCCCAGACTGTGGCGCCGCCTGTGTTGCTGACCCATTCTCATTTTTTCCGCCTGCAAAATATATTTCGTCCGTGATGACTTCCGTTGACCAGTGGCGCTTGCCTTCTGAATCGTCCCAGCTTCGTACCTGCAGCCGCCCAACAATGGCAATCATCTGACCTTT